CAGAAGATTGGGCAGACTGCTTGGCTCGTAACAAAGAGCATCTAAAGATTATGCTTGCCAAGGACTATTGGACAACCGAGAACATGACACCGCTAGAGGAAGCATCCGCATGAATGATTTGACCATTACCCTGACCGCACAAGAAGCCGTTGATATTGTCAACACAATGGGTCAACTGCCCACACAGTCCAACGCCTATCCGTTGTACATGAAACTGCGCACTCAGGTAGAGGCTCAACTCCCCAAGCCAGAAGCACCACCAGCGGAATAACCGCTAAAGGAAAACACCTATGTCAAGTACCTATTCAACCAACCTAGCCATTGAACTCATGGGCGCTGGCGAACAAGCTGGTAACTGGGGTTCTACGACCAACACCAACCTTGGCACTTTGATTGAACAGGCCATATCAGGTTACACAACTCAAGCCGTTGTTACTGGCACAGATACCACAATCACAATCCCGAACGGCGCGACTGGTGTAGCGCGTAACATGTTCATAGAACTGACAGGTACAGGCGGAGCAAGTACTAACTTAATCGTGCCAGCCAACAAGAAGCTGTACTTCATCTATAACAACTCAACTGGTGCAGTCACGGTCAAAGTCAGTGGGCAGACGGGCATATCAGTCCCAGCCGCAGCCAAGATAGTTCTTGTATCTAACGGTACAGATGTTGTAGTGGCTACAAATTATTTAGCATCACTTACTCTTGGCGCTGCGTTACCCGTGGCTTCTGGTGGTACTGGCGTAACTACTTCTACGGGGTCAGGTGCTAATGTACTTTCGGTTAGTCCTACTTTTACTGGTACGCCGACCTTGCCAACAGGGACTATTGCGGTTACTCAATCTCCCGGTAACAACACAACTGCAATTGCAACAACTGCGTTTGTAACTGCGGCTACAGGCACTTTGGGTACTATGTCTACCCAGAACGCTAACAACGTAGCAATTACTGGCGGCACAGTCAGCGGGTTGTCTAGCCTTGGTGTGTCTGGTACGGCTACTGCCACAACATTCTCTGGTGCGGGTACAAGTCTTACGGGCACTGCGGCTTCCTTGAGTATTGGTGGTTCTGCTGCGTCTGCCACGGATGCTACAAACATTCTTGGTAACTCTACTCAGTATTATCAAAACGTCACTGGTAGCAGGTCTTATTCAGTTACGTACACAAACTCAACAGGCAAGCCTATTTGGGTTTGGTTTTCTTCAAATCAACCAAGGTCCGGGGCTGTAACAGAATGCTATGTAAATGGTGCGCTGGCTTGCTATACACACATGGATTTATACCCAAGGGCGTTTGCTTGTTTTGTTGTACCTATTGGCGCTACTTATTACATAACTGGCGGCTCCAATATAGATTACTGGCTTGAACTACGTTAAGGACTAATATGAAACACTACCTATCTCCAGATAACAAGGTATTTGCGTACGAAGCGGATGGCTCACAAGACCACATCATTCCTAGTAACTACACACCAATTACGGATGCCCAAGCAACCGAGCGTAACCAGCAGGATACACAAGCCGCATTTAATGCTTTGACCTACGCTGAAAAACGTAAGTCTGAGTACCCAGCAATTGGTGACCAACTTGATGCTCTTTACCACGCGGGCGTGTTCCCGGCTGAGATGGCGGCGCTACTTAAAGCGGTTAAAGACAAGTACCCCAAGTAACATGTGGACCCGTTCTCTGCCCTCCTCATTGCCCAAACTGCGGTTGGTTTCATCAAGCAGGGGTGCGCTTTCCTGCATGAAGGCCGCATGGAACTTGAGGGCGCAAAGAAGACGGCAGAGCAGGTCATCGGAGATGTCAAGGCAATCAAAGGAATTTTTGATTGGTTCATTGGTCTATTTGTTAGTAAACCAGCAGCCGAAGCAAAGCCTGTGGCGAAAGCGAAAGCCAAGCCAGCAACCAAACAGCAACAGTCCTACGAAGAACTTGAACTCAAACTCATCAGCGAGATTGGGGCAAACCTCGGAGTCCTCTTTGACACACAGCAAGAGATTAACAACTACTACGCAGAACTAGAAGAAACAAGCAAGACCAACTACGACCCAGCGCAGAACACTAGTAAAAAAGCAATAGAGAGGGCGTTGATTGAGTTGCAGATGGAGAAGTTGATGGAGCAGACCAGAGAGGCGATGGTCTATGCCCCGCCAGAGTTGAAAGACTTGTACAGTAGATTTCTGGTGATGCACGGCAAGATTGAGCGCGAACAGGAATGGGCTAGGGCAGAGATGATTCGTAGAGCAAGGCTGGCAAGGTGGAAGCAAGAGCAAGACGAGATTCGGGTCATTGAATTAACAAGTGGGGTGATTGCCGTGACGTTTATATCTCTATTTTTTGGATGGCTCATGTGGGAAATACAAAACTTGTCTGGTGGATTTTGATAGGAGTTGCAATATGTATTGTCGTAGGCGTTACCTCGATGGCATACGTAGAAACCCTATACATGCGGGCACAGTTGAAACAAGAGATGAAAGAGTTGCGTAAACTCAAACGCGAACTAAAGGAACAGAAATGATACCTATCGGCGCACTTTTAGACATTGGTGGAAAGATACTAGATAAGGTCTTTCCTGACCCAGCACAGGCGGAGCAAGCCAAACTAAAACTGCTTGAGATGCAACAAAACGGCGAGTTAGCAAAACTCAATGCCGATGTGTCTGAGCAACATGAGTTAACTGAGCGCCTCAAAGCAGACATGGGTAGCGACTCTTGGCTGTCCAAGAACATTCGCCCTATGACATTGGTGTTTATCCTAGTTACCTACACAACCTTTGCCATGATGAGCGCATGGGATGTTGAAGTCAATAACAACTACGTAGAGTTGCTTGGTCAGTGGGGCATGTTAATTATGTCGTTTTACTTTGGCGGTAGAACGCTAGAGAAAATCATAGATATGCAGAAGGGTAAGAAATGAACCTTAGCGAACACTTTACCTTAGAGGAAGCAACGTACAGCGAGACTGCTATACGTATGAATATAAACAATCAGCCCAATGAACAACAGATGGCAAACATGAAGTTGGCGGCTGAAAAACTGGAGGAGGTGCGAAATGTCACAGGCGCTCTTCGTGTTAACTCTTGGCTACGCTTGCCTGATGTCAACGTGGCTGTTGGCGGTTCTAAGGTATCCAGCCACATGGATGGTTGGGCTATTGACTGCTCTTCTTCTGCTCACACTCCTTACGAAGTATGTCAGCTTGTTATAAAGGCGGGCATTAAGTTTGACCAGATGATTCACGAATACGGTCGGTGGATGCACATATCCTTTGCGCCTGAGATGCGTCAGCAAGAGTTGACAATTTACAAGCCAGAGGGAAAATACAAACTTGGCATCCTGACAGAAGCCCAATACCACGCAAAGTAATATGCCATTACAAAAACTACAGTTCAGACCGGGTGTTAACCGCGAAGGCACTACTCTCTCCAACGAGGGTGGCTATTTTGACGGCGACAAGATTCGTTTCCGCTCTGGCTACCCTGAGAAGATTGGTGGCTGGCAGGTCGATAGCGGGATTTATTCCAGTTCGGTTCCTACAAGTACGTTTTCATCAAGCGGCACATCGACAGCCGCCACACCTACTAGCGCATCGTTTTGGGGTATTGCTAAGGGGCTGTGGAACTGGATTAACTTAACAGGCTACAACTTACTTGGCGTTGGTACTGACTTAAAGTACTACATACAAAACTCTTCTGGCGGTGCGTATAACGACGTTACCCCTATGCGTGTTACCACTTCTGCTGGCGCAGTCACTTTTGCCGCAACATCTGGCTCTACCACTCTCATAGTTACTAACGCCTCACACGGAGCGCAGGTGTCGGACTTTGTTTGTTTTACTGGCGCTGTAACTCTTGGCGGTGTGATTACTGCAACCGTACTAAATAGAGAGTATCAGGTTAAAACCGTTACAAGTAACAACACATACACAATTACATCTTCTGTTGCTGCCAATGGTAGTGATGTAGGTAATGGTGGCGGTTCTGTTATAGGTAACTATCAACTAACAACGGGCTACACCACATTTACGCTTGGTACAGGTTGGGGCGCTGGTGGCTGGGGCGGCTCGGTTGGGCCTAGTGCTACGACTGCGTTGACTGCAAGTATTAATAGTAGTTCTACTGCGGCTATTGCTGTAACTTCTACGTCAGGGTTTATTGCCAGTGGATTAATCTACATTGGCTCTGAGGGTATCTCTTACCCATCAACAACGGGAACTACGTTTGCCTCGCCTGTAATCCGTGGATTTAACACTACAGCGGCAGCACACACTAACGGCGATGCTGTCTATCAATACCCATCAACTGCAACGGGCTGGGGTTCTCCTGCTACAACTGGTATCGGCATTCAACTGCGTTTGTGGAGTCAGTCTAACTACGGAGAAGATTTAGTACTTAACCCACGCGGTGCGGCTATGTATTACTGGGCTAATAACGCAAGCCCTAATGTTTATGACAGAGCGCAGATTATTAAAGCATCGACTAACGTAGTTACTAAGGCGGGCACGTTTACACCTGACACAACTTGCCCATCCGTTGCTAACTTTGTGTTGGTGTCTGATGCTTCACGGTTTACTTTTGCTTTTGGTACAAACGACCCGACAGGGGTGTACGCCACGGTAGCCCAAGACCCGATGCAGATTCGCTGGTCAGACCAAAACACTGCGGCTACATGGACACCTGCTATTACTAACCAAGCGGGCGGTATCCGTCTAAGCCACGGTTCTCAAATTATTACAGCCATTCAGACTAGGCAAGAGGTTTTGGTGCTTACCGACTCAGCCATCTATTCGTTTCAGTACCTTGGTGCGCCGTATGTGTGGGGTAGCCAACTCTTAGCTGACAACATCTCTATTATCAGCCCCAACGCAATGGTGGTTGTAAATAACGTCACCTATTGGATGGGCACAGATAAGTTCTATATGTACTCTGGTCGGGTAGAAACCCTCCCCTGTGCTTTGCGTCAGTACATCTATAACAACATTAACCTGACAGAAGCGTTTCAGTTTTTTGCTGGCACAAACGAGGGCTACAACGAGATATGGTGGTTCTACTGCTCTATTACTGGAACTACATCTGCGGGTGAAAACGGCACGGGCACACCGGGTTCGCCTAATCGTTTAGTTGACCGCTACGTCATATACAACCACCTTGAGCGTACTTGGTACTACGGTACTTGGAACGGCACAACTGTTCGCCCGCGCACGGCTTGGTTGGATAGCCCATTAAGAGCAGAACCTATAGCAGGTATTGGGTATAACTCTGGCGGGGTGTACACCAACGGTGCAGTTGTATACCATGAGACTACCGTAGATAACAACGAGACTAGCACGCCTACTGCTATTGACGCTTATGTTCAATCGTCGGATTTTGATATTGGTGATGGTCATAATTTTGGTTTTGTTTGGAGACTTATTCCCGACATCACTTTTGATGGCTCCAGCGCAGCAGCGCCTTCCGTTAACTTTACGGTAAGACCACGCAATTTCCCCGGTTCAAACTACGGGTCATCAGACAACCCAGACGTAAATAGTGCTCAGTCATATGTCAGCACAACCACGTACAACGTACAGCAGTTTACCGAGCAGGTCTATGTACGGATTCGGGGTAGACAGATGGCATTCAAGATTTCTTCATCAGACCTTGGTACGCAGTGGCAGTTAGGTGTCCCACGTATTGATGTCAGACCTGACGGTAGGAGATAAGTATGTCAGCAAAAGGTGTAATAGCCCCAAGATTACCAGCCGCGCCAGTTGAGTATGACCGCCTCTATATAGATACGATGCTAGGTATCTTGCGTCAGTACTTTGACCAACTAGACAACGCAGGCCCTGTATTGGTATCAACGCAGAGAAAGCCAGCGCAGGGTTCTGTTCCAGCAGAGGTAATCTCAGCTTTAAGTTGTGCTCAACCAAACCCAACTTCGCCAGCCGTATACGTTATTAGTCTTCCAACACAGGCTGATTTTGCTCTTCTGCGCTCTGGCGATATTTACTACGATACGTCTGGTGGGGCCGCATCTAGTTACCCATTAAGGATTAAGGCGTGATAAACTCAATTAACCCCCTATCTACGAGGCAAAAATGAGCCTACAACTTGCCGCCCAACATTTATCTACTAAAGGTCGTGGACCTGACGACACGCTCGTTCACATGTCCCGTGGTGAGGTTAAAAGTCTTAACGACTTGGCTATGGCGCATGGGGGTCAACTAACTATTAACCCACAGACTGGCTTACCCGAAGCGGGTTTTCTTTCTATGCTTTTACCAATAGTTGCTGGCGCGGCTCTCGGTCCAGCAGGTTTTGGCGTTGCTTCATCTGCTATGGGCGCTGGTTTGATGGTAGGCGCTGGTAGCTATTTACTTAACCCCAAAGCTGGTTTAATGGGAGCGTTATCCGCTGGAATGGGCGCATATGGTGGCGCGGGGTTAGGTGAGGCTTTAGCTGCTCAAGGTATGGAGCAAGCCACTGCCGCAAGCCTAGCAAATAAACCAGAATATTTGGCGCAACAAGAAGCAATTAAGAACGCAACTACCAATCAACTTGCTGGCGGGGCAAATGCCCTTTCTCCAGAAGCATACGCTGACCAAATGCGTGGGTTAGGTACATCCGCTACAGATACTTATAACACCGCTTTGGCTAACGCAAAACCCACAGATTTTATGGGTAAAGTAGACATGATGGGGCAGGGTGTTAAATCTGCATTTACAGACCCTAATGGGTTTAGCAGTGTATACAACAAATTAGGCGACACTACTATGAGTCGCGTAGGCACTTTAACTTCTTTAGCGGCTCCAGCAATAGCCCAACAACCAAAAGACGAGTCCGTTGCACCCGTAGTTGACAAAGATATGGGACAGCGTTATTCGTATAGTGCTGGCGCGGCACAACCGCTTCCAACGCCTGATGTGCCATCGTATGATGCAATGTTGACTCAACAGGATAACTTTGGTAAAGAACAAAATTACTACCCAACAAGGGGATATACAAAAGTTTCTAAGGATGAAGCCAAAAATATCTATGGTTTTGCAGATGGTGGGCCAGTAGAACAGATGTCTAATAACGCGGCTGTGGGCGCAAACACCATGTATCCAATGGCTAATATGGCAACGTCATCTTTTGCTACGCCTTATCAGACCCCTCAGTCTACTAATATGTTGGCTAACATGGTGGCTCCCTCCGGTGGTGGCGCAGTGAATGCTATGTCTGGCGAACCCAGTATGCAAGGCACTCGCATGGCTGACGGCGGTATTTCCGGTAGCGGTCATCTTGATTTAAATATTCCACTTGACTTTGGTAACGGAAGCAGTGGTGGCTTTGGCGGTGGTGGCGCTAATGGTTACAGTGCCGCAGGCTCTGGTGGCGGAAGTCAGACTGGGTTCACTGGGCAGAACAATACAGGCGCTAACGGACTTGGTGCCAATGGTATGGCGCATCCCGCTTACCAAGACCTTCCACAAGGAAACACATTCGAAGGCGATACGTTCCAACCTCAAGGTACACGCGCTTTTGGTGGTAACCCACAGCAAATGATAGGGTTGCTATCTTCTTTGATGCAACGCCAGCAGTCGGGTAACGCATCTGCTCCACAACCTATGCAGATGGCTTCGGGAGGTATCTCAGATGCGGGATATAACTTGGGTGGCTATTCTGATGGTGGGCGCTTACTTCGCGGGCCGGGAGATGGCGTATCTGATTCGATCCCTGCCATGATTGGTAAGAAACAACCCGCTCGTCTAGCTGATGGTGAGTTTGTAGTTCCCGCTCGTATTGTTTCTGAGATTGGCAACGGCTCAACTGAGGCTGGCGCACGTAAACTCTATGCCATGATGGACAGAGTTCAGTCGGCTCGTAGGCAAACTGTTGGTAAAGGAAAAGTGGCAAAAAATAGTCGGGCAGATAAGTATTTGCCCGCATGAAAATAAGTTTTGTGCCTGTAGGACAAGTGGCTGGGGTTATACCTAGCCTTTTTCCATTTCTGAAGGAGTCTTCAGATTGGTCACGAGGTAGGGTAACAGTTGACGATATTGTTAGATTTGTTTTAAATGGGCAAATGCATTTGTGGGCTGTGCATGATGGGGATACAGCCTACGGACATTTAATAACAGAAATAAAACAATATCCGCAATGCAAAATGTTAACTATTCAGTATTGCGCTATGACGGCGTGGACAATGGATCAAATTGAAGATGAAATGCAAACCATAGCTGAACAAGTTGCCAAAGATGCAGGTTGTGCTGGTATTGAGTTTGTAGGTCGTCCGGGTTGGAAAAGAACCAGCAACAAGTATGGCTATGCCGTGCAAAGTGTAATGTATCAAAAGTTTTTTAAAGAGGTCTGAGATGGACTTATTAGCATTAAAAAGAAGCCTTATGCCATTGAGTGGCCCACAAGACCCTGGTGGTGGCGGTGGTGGTTCTGCTCCTGCAAATACTACGGCTACAAACACCCAAACTACTGAGTTACCAGAGTGGGCAAGAGGTTACGCCAAGGACACACTGGCTAAAGGTCAGGCATTAACCGATACTAACCAAAACCCATACCAAACGTATTCAGGTGATCGGATTGCAGGGTTTTCCCCAATGCAGCAACAGGCTATGCAGAGTGCTCAAAACATGACTGCGGCACCGCAAATAGGTCAGGGTACGGCAGCCGCTACTGGCGCAGCACTTGGCGGGTTAGATGTTGCTGGGCAAGCTAACCCCTACGGATTCCAAAATCAAGTTGGCGGGTACATGAACCCGTACATGAACCAGATTTTGGCTCCTCAACTAGCGGAGGCTAATCGTCAATATGATATTGGTGCGACTAGACAACAGAGCGCGGCAACACAAGCGGGCGCGTTTGGCGGTTCCCGTGAAGCGATCATGGCTGCGGAGAATGAACGTAATCGTAATACGGGTCTAAATCAAATCTACGGTCAGGGCTTGAACACTGCGTATACCAACGCACAAAATCAGTACAACCAGAATATGCAGAACCAACTTGCAGGTTATGGCATGGCTAATCAAGCCGCTGGTCAGTTGGGTCAGTTAGGTCAAAATCAATATCAACAGAACATGGGTATTAACCAACTGCAAGCGCAGTATGGTGGGCAACAGCAGGCGTTGCAACAGCAGGGGCTTACACAAGCATACGGAGATTTCCAGAACCAACAGAACTACCCATACAAGCAGTTGGGTTTTATGTCTGACATGATCCGTGGTTTGCCACTGGGTCAACAATCTACCGCACAGATGTATCAACCACCCGGCAGTGCTATAGGACAGATTGCTGGTCTAGGCGTTGGCGCTCTTGGTTTGGCTGGATTAGGTAAACAGGCTGGTGTATTTGCTGAAGGTGGCGAAGTCCAAAGTTATGAGGACGGTGGCATAACAGGCGCAATGAATGACCCATACCAAATGGCGGATTCTGTTGATAAATTATCTGACGAACAACTACAAGCAATCTTACAACGCCCATCTTCTCCAGCAGAGTTCCGTGCCGCTCAAGATGAGATGGCTATGCGTGCGTCTGAAAAACAAGGTGTAGCAAGCATGGTTCCGCCTTACATGTCTGATGACATTGTGAGTGCTGCGGGCGGTGGCATCTTGGCGTTTGATGAGGGCGGTACAACAAGTCGCTTTAGAGAAATGCTTCCTGAGAATTTAAAGTCTGGAAATGAATATCAAAAACAATATGCTGAAAGAAATCAAGCATATAAAGATTTATTGGAAGCAAATAGACGCGGGCCTGGTTTCTTTGGTCAAGCAACTAAAGAAGCGATTGCAGCAAATGACGCGGAAGTAAAAGCTGCTAGTGATAGGCTTAGAGGTATAAAACCAAAAATGGAAATGGGTGAAAACTTAGGCGCAACCGATGCAAGTCTAGGCGCAGCAGGTGTAGCTGCAATGATGGGTAAAGAAAAAGCTAAACCATCACAAAACGCTGGTGGTGCTGGTGGACCAAGAATAGGTGGTGCTGGTGGCGCTGGCGGTGCTGGTGGTAAGGACGACTTTGAAACTGAAATGGCTAGAGTCAAAGAGTTTTTTAAAGACCCAGAAGCCGAAGCTGCTAATAAACGTATGGAAGATTTGCTTGGCAAACGTGAAGGAAAAGTAGATGAGGCCAAGCAAAGAGCGTTCTACGGATTCTTGGCTAACTCTGGCGCTCAGATAGCCCAAGCTGCTAGTAAATCTGGAAAGTCTAAAGGTATACGTGGTCTTCTTGAAAGTACTGCGGAAGCCGCTCCAGCATCTATGCAGTTTGCTAATGAGGCACAAAGAGGTATTGATGCATTGGAAGATACCAACCTCAAACTTAACCTTGAGTATCAAAAACTAAAAATTGCTGAACGCAAGAACGACAAGACAGCAATGCTATCTGCGTACCAGAACATACGTATGCTTAAACAGCATGAGGCTACATTGGGTGAAACCATACGTAGCAACAAAGCACGCGAAGGAATCTTGGCGCAACGCGCTTCGTCTGCTTCCAACCCTGGAATCAAAGCCTACTATTCTGGACAAGCACAGGCTAGAAACCTTGCATCTAGAGAAGCTACTAAGCAGTGGGAAAACATAGCGGATCGTAAAGCTCTTGAAAAACAAGGCATTACTAGTTACGACCAACTGTTCAATCAACGTTTGAGACAACACATGAAGAGCGCCATGCCTATCTATGGCGTAAGACCTGACACCGAAGACGACGAAGGATAATCATGGCGACATACCGCGCAAAGGGTGCTGACGGTAAGGCATATCGCTTTGATGGCCCGCCCGGATTAAGTACGAAAGAAGCATCGTTCTTTTTAGATCAGTATCTAAACATGGGCGGTATGGAGCCAGAACCTGCTCCTCTTGCTCCCGTAGAACAAAAGGGAGAAACTGGCTTCATTCCATCCGTCATACGCGGTGGTCGCGGCATCACATCTCTATTAGGTGACGTTGCTCCAGCCATGCTTGGTAAGGCAGTTGGTGCTAATGACTATGCAAGACGGCAAATGGAAGAGGCTGCTGCATACCAGAAAGAAACTGAAAGACTTTATCCCGCAGAAGTTGCGTCATACAAAGATATCGATAGCGTTGGCAAAGCGCTAACCTATGTAAAAGAGTCGATTGGTGAAGCACTACCGTCCATATTGCCAAGCGTTCTTACTGGTGGACTAGCTGGCGTAGCAGGTCGTGGCGCACAGGCTGCTGCTATGCAGGCCGCAGAACAAGTGGCAAGTCGTGGCGTTGTAAAAGCTATGGAAGCAGGGCCAATCCAAGCCGCTACTCTCGAAGCCATTAAAAAACAAGCATTAGATGCTGGTATAAAAGAAGCGCAAAAGATCGGGTTGAAGTACCAAACCGCTGGCGCGTTGGCTGGCTCTGCGGCACAGAACGTCCCTGACGTTTACCAAAACATTTATGAGGCGACAGGTAAGCAAGACCTTGGCGCGGCTCTAGCATTCGGTGCGTTTAACTCTGCGCTAGATGCAATTACTCCTATTGCTTTGTTACGCAAGATGTCTAAGGCTGGAGTCAGCCCAGAAGAAGTTGCAGCCGCGTGGTACAAGCGTGCGGGCAAAGGCGCAGTCCAAGGCTTTATCTCTGAGGGTGGCACTGAGGCGCTACAGGAAGTATCGTCTGCTGCGGCTGAAAAGTTTGTTGACAAGAACCAGCAGTTTTTCTCCGAGAAGAACTTTGAGCGATTCATCAATGCAGGTCTAAAAGGTGGCTTTGGTGGCGCAGGTATAACTGCGGCTACTGATGTAGCGTTTGGCAAGGGCCCAACAGCACCACCTTCTACAGAGACACAAACACAACAAACTCAACAGGAAGTCCCACCCGGCGGAGAGATAACAGATGAAACTACGCCCGAGACGCCGCTACCACCCGGTGGCAAGGGCATGGCCTTTACTGGCAATGAAACACTAGAAGCCCTTCCAGAAGGGTTTGTTATGCCTGCGGCTCCTGCTGCGGCAACTACTCCTAATATCGATGCAAAGCAAGCAGACTACGATAATCGCGTAAAAGAAATTGCAATCCTACAAAGCAAACCTTCTTTAACTGAACAAGAAGCTGGGCTTTTAAAAGGGCGTATAGCAAAAAACGAAAGAATAAAGGCAGAAATAGACGCTGAACGCGCCGCGCTTGCAACAAAAGCGGAATCTTTTGGGCGTTATGGCGAAGAGTCTACAACAGGAGGACAAGATGCTGGACAACCTATCGCTCAAACAGGTGGAGAAGGCGCTAGCGTACCTGGCGCAACCGATACAAACGCACCCGCCGGAGGGACTGGAGGAGCTGAATCCACAGGAATGGTTCGTCCTGGAGAGAATGCTACAGGCGCTGATCTCGGAGAAGCTACACAGTCCGCTCCAGTAAATTACACAGTAGCTGATTTACTTGCGTCTGGGGAAGCGGATCAAGATGTACCTGACTTCACTGCACCACCTGCGGCAACGGCTGAAGCACCTAAACAAGAAGCGCCAGTTAAAAAGTTTGACTTACGTAACAGACTAGAAGAATTCAAGAAAAAGAAACAAGACAAACTTCCGTCTAAAGGCGAAGGGTTTGATCCTGAACTGCTTGAATTAGCAGCCGATGCAGAAGTAGATGCATCTAAGTATGATGACGAAGAATCTTTAATAGCAGCGATTGAAAGTTCGCTTGCTGAGTTAGATTCTTTGAAGAATCGTATATCTCCCGCAGTTGTTAATGCTTATGAAGCGGCGGCTGCTGAACACAACGCAAAATTTAAAGCCAAAGCTGCTGGCACAGTAACGCCTAAATTTAGTGACCTTTTAAGAGAAAACCCAGATGCTGTAAGAATCTTTCTTAGCAACATAACTGGGCCTGATATAACTCCATCTGCCTTATCTACAAAAACACCAGAGCAAAGACAGGCAGCCATAGATAGCGCGGTTCAAAAAGTAGGTGAGCATCTAGATAAAAAGCGTTCGCAGTCGGAAGCAGTTGGCAGGCAAGCTACGCAACTTGGACAAGACAAAGAAGCCACGCAAACATTGGCTAAAGCCGACGCTGCTATGGGTATACGCTATGAAGACCAGCGCAAACTGTTCCCATCTATTGGCACGTTACCCCCTTGGGAAAGTTTATCTAGAGCCAGTAAAAATCTATTTGGTTCAGCAAACGTAAACGATACTGTTTTAGAGCAGGCTTTGGCGTTGAACCTTGTCAAAGAACAAGTAGAACTAGAAGCCAAAGGCGAGAAAGCTAAAGATGCCGCTACTGACGCGGAAGCAATAGCCATAGGACAGATGTATCGTCAAGCGCAACAAGAGCGCAAGAATCAGCCAGCAGGTAAAGGCAGTTTGTTGCCGTTAGGTATTCTTGTTAAGTTGCGCCGTGGTGATGTCAAGGCTGCTTTAGAGTATCTTAGACAAGACGCCAAGGGTATAAAGATTGGCAAGTCTAAATTTGGGCGTGTGCGCTATGGCTACACAGTCACTGAAATCAATGACGATATAAAAGACGAAGTGCCATTCAAGATTGGCAACGTATTGAGTCTGGGCGACTTTGAAGCCTACGCTGATAGATATGGCGACTCATTCACAGTTGAAAAAAGACAGATCAGTAATAACACGCCACAGCAGCAAGCATTGATGGCTAACAAAGTATTTTCTTCGTTGGTTTTCAAGAACCTTGCTGAAAAACTGTTAGACATAAAAGACTTCAAAGTCAACGTTGCGTTTGATCCAAAACTTGTATTTAACACAATAGGTGAGTACAACTACAGAACAAACACTGTAATCCTTGGGCCATTCGGACTCGATGAGGCGACGCTACTGCACGAGCTTACGCACGCTGCAACTGTCAAACTCATCAATAAATACTATTCTGATCCAGACTCGCTGACCAAGAACCAGCGCGAAGCTATTAAGCATCTGGAAGATATTGCCTCTGTTGCTAAGTCAGTTATCACTGCTGACAAGTACAAGAATGCATTTGACAACTTGTATGAGTTCGTGGCTTACGCCATGACTGACCTAGAGTTCCAAAACGAACTGCATAAGATACAAAAGCCTAGCCTTACTAAATACACAAACAAAACTGCGGAGCAAGACCCTGAGTTGGTTGAGCGCCGTGAACGTGCTTTGCGCGGGTACGAAAACTTGTTTGACACCTTATGGGGTCAGTTTGTTGGCGCTATTGCGCATCTATATCAGTTGTTCCGGCCTAACGCAAAAGTTACCAAATACTTAGTTGGTTCAGAGAACTCTAAAGATGACGCAGCTGCTATACAAGACATGAGAGAGCGAGAAGCGTGGGAGACTCAAGTACGCGACGGCGCTAACAAAAAACTTCTTGCGGATGCGATTGAAAGAATTAAAGCTGAAGTAATTAACCCAGCGGCAATGTCTTTTGTCGGTAGAAATTCTGCAAGCACTAATACTGCATTAACAGAAGACTCTGGTGCTGTAAGACAAGCTAAACAACTTATAGACAAGTACAACAAAAAATTAGTTGTTGTATCTGAAGCAACGCGCAATCCAACAGGCGTCGAGAAAAGAAGAGGCATTAAGAGGGTTGTTGGCGTCTATCAACTGTTTGATGAAATCAACAAGATTGCTGCTGGGATTGGCATAACAAAACTTGGGCTAACTCCAGCGCGTTTAGGTTCAATGGCGCAGAAAACGCCAACTGAGTTTTCAGAGGCTAAAGGTTACGAAGCGCCGCGCAAAACTAAAAAACAAAAAGACGAAGAACTTTCTGAACAAGAAAGAATTGACGCCGCTATGGAGTTGGTGGAAAAAGAATCACGCGGCGAATTAACACCTGCTGAAAAAGCGGCGTTTGATCAAGAAGCGTTATACGATAACCCTGAAGAACTAGCTAAAGAAGCCGCTATAACAAAAGGCGGTGAGGGTAAACCTAAAGATATAACAAGCCAATTATTCCGCAAGGCTGGAGTAACTAATCTAGATCGCATCCGTAACACTGAGCCAGGATATCGGGGCAACGCTTTGATGGAATTGTTCATGGCTACGGAAGATATTCTTGCCGCGCCTGAAGGTGGTATAACTAAACTTGCTGGCAAAGAAGGCTTTGGAGACACACTGCCATCTAAGGGTTCTGCTAAAACAGTTCAGGCCACCACACCAGGTCAGCAGTCTGCTGAACAAATGACAGCAGAAGCTGAGAAAAACGTAGAGCTTAAAGACCGCACACCTAAAGTATTCTTTAAGAACTTGTTTACCAAGAAGGGCTTCCAGTCCGCAGTTGAGTTCTTCCAGAATGACCGCTACCTATTAAAGGTATTGTTTGACCGTGCCCGCATGTTTGGTCTTGTGACTGCTGTAGGTGAAAACGCTAATGATGTCTACAACGCTTTCAGCCGTTCTATTGGTATAGCCGTACATAAGTACAACACTGAAGTGCGTTCAGAAAGTATTGCTGTAGACAAAGCGGTAGAAGCCTATGCAGCAAAACTTGGCATTCCTGTGAAGGAAGCACTATCTAAACTGCATCTAATAATGCAGGCTCGCCATGAGCCAGAGCGTCGCCACGTCAAGTACCTGTTGAATGTGCCGTTGGATGACAACCCAACTTACAAGATAGGTAACGAGTACTACGCTGCGGCTACTATCCGTCAGAACATTATCGATACACTCACAGAGCCAACACCCGGTTTGACTGACGAGCAACGCACTGCTCGCGCACAGAAACTGCGTCAGATGCTTGAGACCATAGTAGCTGATCCTAAGTCCCGTCTAAAGATTAAAAAAGATAAGAATGGTAAGACTGTACCTGTAGAAGCAGCATATTTTGATGAGTCTAACGAAAGATACAACGTGATTGCTGGTCGCTCACCACAAGAGATACAAGCATTCAGAGATACATTAGACCGCCCAGAATACAAGGCAGAGATCGATGCTGTGTCACAAGCACTGCGTGATCTGAATAAGAAAACAATCAAGCTCAACAAAGAAGCCAACTATTGGTCTGAGCCTGTTGCAAACTTTGTAGACTTCTACGGGTTCAAAGACTATGTGCCGTTCAAGGGTAGACCAGAAAACCGTACGATTGACGAAGAGTTTAACTTTGACGGTAGGCGTCTAGGCGGTGAGTTCACAAAACTGCAAGACCCGTTCAAGGGTCGTATGTCTGAATCTGAAAACCCAATCCTTCAGTCACTTGCTGACGGAGCATCTGCCGCACTAAATGCGGGGCGCAAGATATTGCCTGAGACTATCGTCAACGCAATCAAGTCTGGGATCATCAAGGGCGAGTTTAAAGATACTATTAAGTTCTCTGATCGCTATGCTGGTCGTACAACTAGAACAGACATTACAGGTCCAAACAAAATCTTCTTGTACAAACCTGATGGCACTATTGATGTATGGCAAATTAACGGCAAGGATATGGCTGAAGCCATCAAGCGTAGTACAAAGACAACCAACCCACTGATTAACATGGTCGATCAGATCACTAGCGGTATTGGTCAGACACACACTCGCTACAACCCTGCTTTCGCGCCGATGAACTTTGTGCGAGATTCATTCACTAACGCTGGAATCATTGGCGCTGAGTTTGACCCTGTAACAGGCGGTAAGTTACTTAGCGGTATGGCATCTGATGTTGCCAACAACGGCCTTGCTAGAGCGCTGAACTATTCAAGACTCTACGCTGACGGTAAGTTTGATGAGATAAAACGTCTTGCAGGTGGCAGTAAACCTTACGAAAGCCTAGACGAACAAGAGCGTTACTACCGTGATCTGGCTGATTATGTCGAGATGGGTGGTCGCGTTTCTTATCTGCAAGGCGTTGCCGCTAGAGGTGCGCTAGATGAACTTATTAAAGAAGTCGGTCGTTCTGGCATTCTCAAGAAGAAAGACCAAGTAGATAAATTCATCGACATCTATAACGACATGTTTGAATTGTCCAGCCGTGTAGCGGCCTATAGATTGATCAAGGATGAGTACTACAACCAGAACTTGAAGAACAAGATGAATCCCTCAGAGGCAAAAGAAGACGCAAGGATTCGTGCCGTTGAGTATGCTAAGAACCTTGCCAACTTCGAGCAGATCGGTCGTTGGGGTAAACAGGCTGGTGCGCTATTCATGTTCTTCCGTCCTGCCGCTACTGGTGCTGTCCGTGCTATCGAGGCGCTGGCTCCTGCATTTAGTTTTAATGAAGAGCAGTTCCGCAAGGAAGCTGAAGCTGAAGGTCGCACTAAAGCGCAGATTGACCAAGCTGTCGAGATTATGAATGAGCGTCAGTACGCTGCACGTCGCATGATGGCTACTATGGCTGGCATCGGTGTGGCGTTCTACATGATGGCTCTGATGATGGCTGGTGACGATGACCAAGGTCGCAACCGTATCGCTACAGATGATATGGCGCGTTGGACTCGCTACGCTAGATTCTTCATCCCAGGAATTGAGAACCCAATCCAGTTGCCTTGGGGCTTCGGGCCTGGTGCTTTTGCATCTGCTGGCTCTCAGATTGCGGCTCTATCCACTGGGCGTGTGTCTATTGCTGAAGCATTCTCTAACATCATGACTGTCGGTATGGACTCGTTCTTGCCGCTGCCAATCTCGCGCATCAGTCCAATAGAAAACTTCCCTGCATGGGCTATGGACTCAGTAACTCCATCTGCATTCCGTCCGTTCTTTGAGTACGTGATGAACATGGATGGTTTGGGTCGTGAGATTTACAACAATCGTCAGACACGCTTTGGTGATGCATACACAGGTGGTGACAACATCCCTGAAGCCTATAAGATGGCGGCTCGTATGCTGTTTAAAGCAACTGATGGTGCAGTTGACTGGAGTCCAAACACCATGTACTTCTTCGCTAATAACTATGCTGATGGTGCGGCAAAGATGGCTACGGCAGTTACTAACCTTGGACTAACAGTAGCAGGTCAAAAAGGGTTTGACCCAAAGAACGATATACCGTTTATTGGTAGTTTTATCGGCACTAAGTCAAACATAGATGCCCGCGAGTTCAGCAAAGTTGAAGAGCAAATCAAAGGGTTTGATAAACGCATCAACGCGCTAAAGGACAAACCAGAGTTGTTAAGTAGTTACTTAGACTCACACCAAGACGAGTATGCTGCGGTTCAGTTTTACAATCATCAAGTCAACGGTCAACTAAGACAGTTACGTGCGGCTGCTAATCAGATCAGAGCTAGCGATGAGTTGACTCCACGTGAACGCAAACTCCAGTTAGAAGAAATAAATGGCATGTCAAACATTGTCAAACGTCAACTACTGGATATGTTTGCGGAGATGGGTATCAAGCCTTAACTCATACGCCATGCACGGACACCGAGGAAACCCTCCTCGGTTGTCGTAAACACTTTCATAACCACACCAGACTTCTTAGCTGTCGTATCGATGATGTACGCCATGTATGCTGGCTTCATCGTAGGCAAGAAGAAGCTATCCCCCACACTCATTCCAGCGTAGGGGAAGACCCATGTCGGTTCATCGAACGGAGTGTCATTCGGAGACGGCTTCTTGCTCATCTTGGAATAAGTGACTGATGTCCATGACGATGCGGTATGCCTGAATGTTTGTTGAACCAAACGCAGACTTCCAGCCACTAGCCATCTGCTTACGGTCTTTGTGCTTCAAGATGCCCTTGCGAGTTAACTCAGATTCAAACCAAGTCGTGCCTAACTTTACAGTCTTGAGGTACTCTTTCATGGCGGCAGATGAAACCCATATAGTGTTTTCGTCTACCTCGGCACGGATGTAGAGCGCCTGTTTAGGATCAGCAACTACACGTCCGTCACGGATAACCAAAGTGTTCTGAATGTTCTTGTTGATGAAGTCACCAAGTACGCTCTCTGCTTTGCTATCGTCTTCTTCCTGCTTGCCGTCAATAATCTTCTCGAAGTCAACTCCAACCACAGCAAAGATACGGTCTAAGTCAAAATCAGTCAGACCCATGTTGTTGGTGATGTTGCCTGCAACTCTAGTGATAGCAACTAGGTTAGACAGGAAGCGGTACTCTGCGTTCTTGGTGTACTTCTCACCGACGTTAAGATACTCTTTGGTAGCGCGGCGCTTAACTTCTTCTGTTGTTATTCTAAATAACTCTTGTATGTACAGTGGGCCCGCGTGACCGAAGTGGGACTTCAACGTCTCAAACATTAACATGCCACGCTCATCTGTCAACTCGTACCCCTCTACGTTAGGGCGTTGGATGATTGGCTCAAGAATACGCATCTCTTCTGGGTTCGTATCACCTTTGTACTGAGACATTGCATCGCGCAGTCTGGTGTTGGTTGTGATGACCGAGATAAGTTTGGTAATGAACGATGCTTCGCGCTCTTGGTTAGTAGACGCTTGCATACGTAACTTAGGCTGACCAGATGAGACGTTGTAGGCTACGTGAGACAGAATCTTTCCATCTGTGTTTGACTGTTCATCCAGACCAAAAGGCAGGTTCTTACAGGCAATCATGCGAGTAATCAGTGCGTTCTGTGTCGCATCGAACACTGCTAGGTTCTCAGGGTGACCCCAAATACTTAGCGCACCATACAGCGCACCAGTCTTACCGAAGCCCGACTTGCCATAGAGAGAAAGTATCACTCCGTTGACATTGGTAAATTCCATCAATGGGCTTGCAAATCCGCACAGCACAGAAAAGGCGTGCCATTCGTACCCTGGGTCCCCGAACATAGAGATTGACTTCTTCCAATCTTCTAACGTGCCATTCGGCCTGATGTTACGAACAATGTTCTTCACTAATGGTGAAGGAGGGCATTGTCTTGTTGTGCCGTCTGCCATGTACTCCGTAGTACCGATAACAAACGAATCGCATTTCTCTGAAGTCCAACCTTGTTGCATTCTCATAACCTCTGCTTTCTTGATAGTTGTTAAGTATGTTGACCATTTCATGATGTAACTCGCCATCTTGGGTGCGTTAGACGGTTCAAACTTCAGACCATTACTTAGAAGAATAATCTTGAGTTTGTCGTACAGACCAACGTCTTTTAGTGGAAGAATAAATTCACGCGATTCGTCTTTTGGAAAGTCGATGCGCATGACCAAGCATTCGCCGTCGTGCGTACTGTAAATACGCTGGATTGGATAAACGTCGAAGGGTGATAGTAGTTCGGGATCGTCTTGAACTAGTTTGCCTTTTTTGTCTCTTCTTGGGGGAGGGCTGTAGTAGATGCCGCCATTGACTCCTCTGAAGTAGGGCTGGAGGTAGTCGGGGAAGAAAACTTCTTTGGTATTCGGCTCTTCCCGAACTGATTCCTCTTGATCTTCTGTTTGTCCGCTTGTGCTTCCATTAGGTTCTCCGTCAAGTTGTTCATAAGATGTGTGTTGGGCAATCTTGATGACTTTTCCAAGTCCGATAGGCCCAACTTTTCCAAGCCTAGAGCGATGGGGACACCCAACGCATCCGCTTGGGTTTTCTTTAGCAAAGGCGTCGCAACTGTGAGACCAAGCGGCTTCTCGTTTTGATTGTTCTGCTTTTCGTTCTGTTTCACCCCATGTGTAGTTAGGATGTTCATCTGACATTCCATGTATGGCAGTAGCGCCATCACGACACCGAGCGGCGACAGATAGTCCAGCGTACCAGAGTGGCTCTGGGCAATCAGCTTGCTCTTCGAGTATGTATTTAATTTGTGCACAACCATTTCCTTCTAGGCTGTCAACTGCAATCTTTTGAAAGTCATATTCAAAGTTGCCATTGAGTTTGTCGTAGATTGCTTGTGTGTCTTCGTCGAGTCCTTTCTCAACATTACGCAAGTCGAACTTCTCTTCGATCTCGCCCAATGCTGGCGCGAGGCGATCAAAGCTGTAGGTATAAACATCCGTCAACATCACAGACGGTGTTGGAGGATCATATCTATAGTTGCTTGTCCCAGGCACGCGCATCAAGCGAGCTGAGTCTGCTGCTACTGCTTGGTCGATAAGCAATTCGCGGTCTGTGCAGAGTTGCTTGAACTTCTTAGCGTAGGGCACCCACTTTTCAGCGGGCATCTCCTCATCAAATATCCAGTAAGCATGTATGCCACCACCCGAATCTATTAAGACAGGTTGGGGCCAGTTGATTTCTTCACAGAAACGTTCTAAGTCTTTTAGTGCCGCTTCCTTTGAAGGGTAGGTGTCTTTCCCATGCTCAACATCGATGTCAAGGAAAAATGCTTTTACGTATATGCAGTTCTCTTGCTTGCGGCGCAAGCCTTCGTAAGTACCAGGTGTGAAATAAACATTGTGTTGAATATCAATAAATCTTTGTGCAAGTGCAATAGCGTCTCCAACACTAGTTGCAAATTTTGGTTTAATGATTCCTTCTTTGTCTATTCCAGCTATACATACGTTACCCTGCGCAGGGAAGATTTTCTCAAAAAATTGTTGGTTCATATTCGCAGAGACGAAAAAGCGGAAGTTACTCCGCTGTGAAAGATGAACTGACCTAAGTCAGTTCGGCTATTTGTGATTCGCGGAAGTTATCGGTTTGCCGACCATATCTTTCAAATACGCACGCGCATCACGTAGGTTCTTGCAAGGCAAGATACCTTTGGCTAAGTCCTCCTCAACTAGTTTGATAAACACTTCTATCTTGGCTCGTTTGGCGTAGCGGATGACCCCGCCCCTGAACCACGAATGGATAGTCATCCGTGTGGTGTCGAACACTTGCGCAACGTATGTAGCAGGCAAGCCTGCTTTGATACATGTACTGGCTAAGTCAATGCCTAGCCTGTATGTTTTAGTGTTCTCTACCGTGTCCAGTAGGTCAGAGCCATATCCTCTAGCCATTACTTCTTAGACCACTTCTTAACAATGTCTGTCACGTCTTCGCTTTTAGCTGACGCTTTAGCGGTCTTGTTAACAGTTGGTTCAGGCATGGCTTCTTGTGTAGAAGGTTGTGCTTCTTCCTCGTCACCGCCGTCTGTCTTATAGACAGTCAACTTGACTGCACTCTCCGCCGCAGTGGACTTGCTTTGGTTAAGAATAGTCTCACGCATCTCAGGAGGGACAGCGCTGCTTGGAGAGAACAACAGACGAGGCACTGGCGAGTTGATATCAAATTGCATCTTTGTAATGATCTTGCCTGCACTCACGTTGTTGTTAGCAAGCATTTGGATATATGGTCTGAAAGGCCATTTACCGCTATCTTCCTTGCCAAACGCGCTAGTTGCTGGAAGCACTAACTGATACACATCTCCTGCGGGATCGTTCGGAAGAACGACAGCAGTGCGCCATGACAGACGGCACGCAGTGCCTTGACCGCCTTGACCTGAACCCTTTACAGAGTTAGGGCAGTCAGCGCAAGTAAGCGCGGCTGGCGATTTAACCTCTGGGTCAGGAACCTTAGAGTCGTTAGACCAGCAAGCAGGGGACAACTTAACGCCCTTCTTGTAAGACTGGTTGTAGTAAGTGCGCGATGCTTCGTGAGCCATCTTGACGATGATCACGTTCATTGAGTTGTCAGTGTTGACACTCTGCTCTTTACCGCCAACAATCTTGCGGAACACACGCCCCTCAATAGAGATGCGCTTATTGCCTTTGGTTGCACCGCCTGCTACTGCAAGGGTGTCTGCATCAAGACCCAGTTCAACAAGGCTGTTATCTGAACTGATGATGTTTGCGAGTTCGTTACTCATAATACTGTTTTCCTTAAACTGTTAATTCACTAGTTGCTGAAGCCTTACGCACGACAATATCGTACTCACGCAAGGCATTCACGCCTGGGGGCAAGCCATCGCCTGCTCTTTCGGACATGAATTCTTTGAAGTTCTTTTGATGGATACGACGCTCCAACAAATCAATCGAGCCTTCTTGCTCGACGAACTCTTTAAAATGATCCCAATCAGTACAAAAGAACCGCTCTTTCACTGTGCGTGTAACAGTGCCGTGTGATGTGCGGAAACCATTCATGTTGGTCTCGTTGCATACAGCGAGCATTGCGGCTTGTATCTCTTCCATTGCTTCTTTGAGGTCTGAATCTTGGGAGTCGTATTTTGCCTTCAATTCTTCGCGCATTTTACGAATCTCAAGATAATCTTTTACTAACGCTTCTCCGTCATTCATAGTTTCTCTCCTTCGAGTTCATCTTTATACAGGTCTACCAATTTTTCGTGTAGGGACACTTTGTTTTGCAACATCGTGTACATACGCCGCTCCACCTCAGACCCTTGGAGGTGTATTACTGTCATGCTGTTCTTCTGTCCGACGCGATCGATACGCGCTATACACTGTAAGTATGTTTCTACGGACATAACAGGAGACCAAAATATTACTGTGTCAGCCGCAGTTAGGGTTACCCCGTGGGATGCGGCTTGTGGTTGTATCAACAGAACTCTTGGGTCTGTGTTCTGCTGAAAGTTTTTAAATACATCTGCTCGCTGAAGAGCTGTCACATCACCAGAGATAATCTCATTAGATACACCAGCGGACTCCAAATGCTTCTGCACTAAAGACAGAGTATGTTTGTAGGGTATAAAGATAAGCACCTTGTGCAGTGCTTCATCCAGCACCTCTTGCAAGACAGACAAGCGCGGTGTTATATCGAACTCAACGACGTTGCCATCATCTGTGTAAACAGCCCCGCCTGACAATTGAAGCAAGCGGGTAAGTGAGGCTGCGGCATTAACTGTGCTGATAGTTTCGCCTGCGGTTTTAATCTGCATCTCTTTGACGAGATCACGATAGTACTTTGATGCTTGTGGTGACAACGGCACTAAGCGTGTTTGATAGACCACATCAGGTAGGTCAAGACATTGCGCCTTCTCATAGCGTATAGCGGGTTGCAACGCATCAAACACAGTGACACGCGACTCAGGTTTAGGCGACCACTTGAAGCGCGTAACTTGACTCATGACCTTATCGCGCCATGCAGTCTTGTAGCGTGGTACACCATCAGGGTTAACTAGTCTTGCAAGACCAAACGCATCTTCAGGTGATTGCGCGGCAGGTGTGCCAGTCATCATCCACAAGTATGTATCAGGCTTGACTAAGCGTGCTAATGTTTTCCAACGCCTAGTAGCAGTGTTCTTGTATGCGTTGGCTTCATCAACAATTATCAAATCAAACTTACCTTCAGCAATAGCCTTCTCAACTACACCTACACCGTCATAGTTGATGATGACAAACTGATAGTCACTGCGAATAATCTTTTCACGTTTAGGTGTAGCACCATGTGCTACGGCACAAGTGCGATGCATTGCAGTCTTGAACAAGTCTGCTTGCCATGCGCTGTGCATGATTGATAGAGGACAAATCACAAGCGCACGACGTACTTTGCCTTGATTCATCAGGTAATCAGCCGCCCATATAGCCGCAGATGTTTTGCCTGTGCCTGCTTCGTTGAAACAGAACGCACGACGGTGAACGGATAGAAACCGTGAAGTATCTCTTTGATGATCGAAAGGTTGAAACATCCCAGGCCACTCGTAGTCACGCTCGATTGGCGACGGAACCTTGATGCTATTTGGGAATATGCGTGCAAGACGTTGCATCTCGTCAATACCCCAATAAACGATTACGTCTGATACACCATCTGTTGTATCAAGCACTTCGCTTTTTTCGATGTAGCACTCAATCATCTTTGCTACTTGTGTAGAGCATTGAATCCTGACTGCACTATTGTTAACTATTTCCATACTACCTTTCAAAACTGTGTCCTCGTCTTTCCGAGGTGTCCGTTAGTCCTGTCGCACTGGAGTACCCATCCGAAGATGTGTCAGAAAGCGTCGTGCCGACTAACTGATGCGGTTTCTGATTTGCCCACTCACACCTGACAGCGTATTTAATATTATGGGGTCTGTTTTTTATTTGTCAAGTTCTTTTACGTTCTTTTTTGCTAGTTTCTGATACGAGGTTTCCCTTAGAGTCGCGTTTGAATGAACGATTCTTTGCCGCACTTTCTATGCGTAGTCCATTTTTGTTTGAACCACCCTTATCAAGCGCGACAACGTGTGCAACATCCTTGCCCTTGCGTTTAGGTGAAGTTTCCATCACCGTACCAGTATCACGCTTGTCGATAGAGCGACGCCCACGCTGACGTTCCATACGTCGTTCGTGTTCACCACGCTCCTTCTCTTGGTCGTATTCTTTTTTGTATGGTCTAGGTTTGTTTACGTAGGGCATTACCGTTCCTTATTTATGAAATTGGCAAATCTTTACTGGACACCAACCACAAAGAGGAGTCGGGTTTTCTTGCCATGCGCCATTTTCGTACGATAGTCGCAATCGTTCAAGTGTTGGATAGAAATCTGTCCACAATGTATCCAAATCTTTTCTATGGTATTCAGTGGGAATGAAGTGTTCATGCACAACAAAGAGCAAGCCTGCCTTCACATGTTGGACTTCAGGGTAGTGTGCAAACACCATTAACGCCATGAGTTGTAACTGTTTTAAATCAGGGTACTTATTACTACCCGTCTTATAGTCAACCACAAACGCTGTGTCACCATTTATTACTACTAAGTCGGCTATGCCACGCACCCAGTATTCACCCCACTTGCATGGCTCTCGGTCAAAGTTGATTGCCATACGCAACTCAGGATACTTAGTACCCTCCATCGCTATGAGTGGGTCAAGTTGACGTTGAAATTTCTGATAGTTTGGCAATAGGGGTTTTCCCTCGCCTACATAGTCCTCTACTGCTTTGTGAACTTCTGTTCCGTAGCGCATCTGTTCAGTAGGGAATTTGGTGTACCTTTTTAGTACCTTTACTTCGTGGTACTGGCGAGGGCAGTTGTCGTAGTCTTTAAGACCAGAGTAAGACCATTTCACTTCGTGTGTTTGCATGACTGTTTTTAAACTGAGAGTTTCGAGGAATGTATATTAGCATCTTCAGGGTAATTGCCAATAGCGTAGTCCTTGACTACTTTGCCATTCTCTTCATCCCCAACAAGCATTGGTGCAACCCAACTGCGCTTGCCTGAACGATAGCTCCTCCAGTGTCCTCTCCTCCAATGTTGTTTTGGAGATGCGTGTGAGCCGTGAGGTACGCTTGGCAATTCTCGCTTCTTGCCTGTTACGGTTATTAGTTTGAATTCAATCAAAGGGGTCTTACCCTTGCGAATCTTCTTTTGATTGACTTGTATCTCTCTTGGTGTTGGCGCAGACATATATACCTCACCATCATGGAATGTCATCATGTAGATAGTTTCCATAGCCCTACTTATTACCATTTGCATCTCATTCACATCTAACCAACCAATTTGTGATTGCGGTATTAGTGGTCTTATTTCCAGTACGTGCGATTCAGGGTTTTCTGATACACAAACGCATATTGTCGCTATGCCTATCTTTCCGTTAGTAGGGTTTTGCACAACTAAATGTACAAGTATGCCCTTTAAGTCGTCTGCATCTTGTTCTATTACACAAAATACAAATTCATTAATATGACCAGGGGGTACAACTTTTTCATCGCCTGCGCGTACGCCACCTGTAATCATCACTATCTTGGGAAAAGGTAAAAGTATTTTTCCTTCTTCTATAAACAAGTCTTCATAGTTGTCGGGCGGGTAAAATGAAGGTTCAAAAATAATCTTAGGGAAGTTAGTCATCCCATCTATCCAAGCCTCCACTCCACCATCAACACTTTCAATTTTAGATTTGGTTTTATTAATTTTTACAGTGTTTATTTGGTCTCCAATTACTCTAAAAGCCTTATCTCTAAACTGCTTATCCATGAATGCATCTCTAACGGTTGGCGCGTGGTATCCAGCCGCAAACCTTCCAAAACTTACAATATGGTAGTTAATATTTAATTTTTCTCTCTGTATATCAATCGCCTTTTGCCAAGTCTCTTCTGAAACACCGCGAGTTGGAATGATATTGATTTTGTCTTTATGCGTCGCCATAAGTTACTCCTACTTTTGCCTCACACGCGACTGGCAAACCTTGCGCCCAGTCAGGTGCTTTGGACATCACACTTGTTACAAACTCTATTGCATCATCAACGTCATCCTCGTCTGCCACAACTACTGCGGCATCGTGAACCGTTAAAGCAACTCTGTACCTATCGTTTATCTCGCACATCTGCGTACCTACGACGATACGCGCCAACGCTTGAACTACGTTCTCAACTACTGCGCCACCCCAAATTGAGACTTCACCCTTGCGTGAATCGTAAACAATCTGTGTCTTGTCATCCTTGGTGACGCGACGCAAGTTAGCGTATCGGATGCGAAAGCCATTGGGTAAGATGATTCCATCTTTGTCGTAGTGAACGCACTCATACTCACCGAACGCGATAGGCTTTTTAATCTTGCCATCTATCATGTTCTCCAACATGCGGTCGGCTTCTCTCCAAAGCGCGATGATGCTACTGTTGTTGTCCCGATAGACACCCACGATACGCTTGCACTCTTCTTCATCAAGTTTGACGCTTACTGGCTGCGAGGTGGCAAGTGTGTGCTGTAACTTCATAGCCCCAGTGCCGTAGCCAAGACCCAGAATGCATGTCTTACCCACGAACCGTTCGGTCGGGTCTGCTTTAGTGATTGTTTTCCCATACACATTAGATGCAAATATGGAGTACACATCTTCGCCCTTGGCAAACTGTTTAACAACATCCTCTTGACCCGCAAGCCAAGCAAGTACCCTCGCTTCAATCTGCGATGAGTCTGAGTTAATCACCATGTAGCCGTCAGGTGGCACGATGGCTTTCTTCAATGCCTTCTTCTTGGGGTCACGGCTCGGCAGGTTTTGGAAGTTCACCTTGTCAGTACCCGACCAACGCCCTGTGTGTGCGCCATAGTATTTCAAGGGAATGGGTAACGCGCCTCGATTACGTTTTCCGATATCCATGAAACGCTCTATACGTTTCTCTTCTAAAGTAGACTTCGTACCAAGACGAACCGCGCACAGTTGTTGAATAAAGGGGTCATCATTCTCAGTTAGTGCGATGAAGCCTTCATCCTTTTTTGCTAGTGCGGGTATTTGTTTGCCAGTCGTAACACTTGTTTTGTACGGCACACTTATCCCGAAACCAGTTATTACCTCTGCAAACTTCTTATTGCTAGAGAGTTTCTCCCGCACCTCTTCTTCGTTCGCGCACTTGAGTTGCTCCATCAAGCCTTGAAGCAGACGGCTCTTCTCTTCTTGTAACTCTGTTAGACGTTCTTGTAACGTTGACTGCTCGAGATACAGAACAGGTTCTGTAAACATCTTTATCGTCATGTCAATCAGTTTGAGTTCCTCCTGGGGAAATGAAGGAATCATTAACAGAAATAACTTGTACGTAAGGTCAACGTCGTTAACGCAGTACTCACCATACAAAGCCAACTCCTCTGGTGTGAAGTCGACTCGTCTTTTGTTGATTGCTTTAACTACCTCGTCGCCTTTGACTCCGACGTTGTAGCGCGTAGCGAGTTTAGCGAGTGAACCGCCAACCTCTACGCCATGAAGTGCGCGCGCCATGCAGAGAGTATCTGCAAGTGCCATAGGTTTAATTCCGAAATGCCATGCCAGTATTGCACCGTCAAACAGTGTGTTGTGTGCTAGTACGAGACTTTCTTTCCAGTTGAACTGGGCAAGCCACTTACGTGTCGTTTCACGGTCTCCTGAAAACCAAACTGGAGAACCGTCGTTTACCTGTACAGATACACCGATGACTTCAAACCTAGGGTCACGGATATATTCTTCCGTTGTTTGTGTTCTGAACCCTAGGTCTTTGTCGGTATAGTACGTTTCGAAATCAAGTGTTATTAGAGACACTAGCAATGGCTCGGTTTATATACCAACGCGCCTTGCACAAGTCTTCATGCTTATCGCCCTTGTGGTCTGCGCGTGTGATGTACTTCACCGCATTGCCTAAGTTGTAATCTAACTTCTTCGCTTCAATGAAGTCAATAGTTTCGATACCGCCAGTCTTGTAGTGTGGAGGTTCATTGACCATATCAGTGTGATGTTTAGTCACAATGTCCGCACCGCCTTGCATAAGCAGTTTGCCTGTGACTGGGTGAGTTCGTACCATAGGTAACGTGGCTAGTCTGTCTCTTATCTCAGCGTTAGACCTTACTTTACCCTTGCTGACCTCGAACGCTAGAGTTGTTAGTGGCACTGAGGATGCTGACTTCCTTGCCGTGTACGTGATGTTGTACACAGTATGTAGTTTCACATCACACGCTTCTGCTACCTCTTTGGGTTTGGCTCTAGGGTTCTTAGCAATGTAAGCAAGTACTTGTTTTGATTTATTCATTTTTGACATTTTGTTTCTCCGTTAAAAGGGGGCTTCTTCAATTGGGGTTGATGTTTGTGATTTCAAGTTCTTTCTATGTATCCTTTCTAATAGTTTTCCGTCTACGCGCTCGAATGGATTCCAATCGTTCGCGCATACTTTCAAGATGACTCCTTCGTTCTTCGTCAATTTCCTCTTGCGGGATAAAGACTTCTTTGGTTGTGAATCTATGTTCATTAGCACACTCTCTCCTTCTAACATGCCCGAATGTGGGCGAGTCTCTTGTTTGTTTTACTGATGACCATGCACTACATACTGGGCATTTCATTTATCTTTGCTCAACATGAAAATTGATACGGCAACAATCACTACGACTGCGCCCCCGATGACCATTAACATAACTGCCCATGCGATTGTTTCAAGCATCTTGTTCTCCTATTTCTAAAAGTTTCTCTTCCAGCCTACGAATGCGTTGGCGGTTGTATTCAACAACGCTCATTGCATACTCAAGCGATTTCTCTGCTTGCATCTTGCATATAGTTGCATCACGCATCTCTATGTCAATGATTTCTTTTAGCGTTCTTGGTCGCAACATATCTTTAATGAATGCCACTATGGTTTCTCGTTTAGTCATGTGTTCAACTCCTTTAATCTTTTCTCCGTTGCTCTGACTACGTCAACCCAGTAGTAGAGGTCGGGTAGGTTGAATTTAAGTTCGTTGATGTCTTGTTCAGACAAACCAACCCAAGGTCGCTTGTAGTCTTGTATGTCATCGTCTTCTTCAGTCATGGTTTCCTTTGATTTATTAACCCAACACACCCAGTGATAAACAGTTCCAGAGTCATTCCAAAACCTGTCACCCACTTTGAATAGACCAAAGCATCGTGGGCATTGATGTGGCTTCAATAAGTCAGTCATGTGTTCTTATCCATGAGTTTTTCTTGTACTGCGACCAGCAAACTAAATGAATTGTCTTTATGTTTTACACAAAATTCAAAGCATTCTTCCTTTGTCAAATCAACCCACGGCTTCTCCAACTGAGCAACCCTATCAGACAAGACGCGCACCAACTCAGTTAGCACAGCAACCTCTGCCATTAGTTGTTCTCTTGATGGTTGCTTCATGTCGCGTATGTACTCTTGCTTGATGCGAGACTCCATCTCTACACGGTTGAACTCTTCGTCTTCGGGTGTCATGCTTCCCTCGCTTTCATCATTGCGTCTGCCATTTGGTATGCGTTAGTAGCAACATCACTCCAACCTAAGTCCATGCCGTCGGCAAGTAAGCCAGACAGCAACCCTTGCATAGCCTTAGACGCAAAGTAATCACGCAAGGTCATGCCGTATTGCCCGCTATTCGATACGCTTCGTGGGAATGCTTTCTCGTTCTCAGTCATAGTTCTGTCTCCTCAATGATTTGTTTAAGATTAAAAACGCTCGTCTCGTCGACCACGATAGCGATACCACCGTTGTTGACAATCTCTTCTAGATTGGATTGTTGTAGTGCAGTGGGCTTGTTGCCATGCGCCTTGCACTCAATGCCAATGAACTTTCCCTTGTAACAACATACGATGTCAGGGATACCTGAACGACCAAATCCCCCTGTTGCGGGGAAGAAGACGTACATACCAAGTTTTTGTAGTTCCGCAATAGCCTTGCGTTTAACTCTGCCTTCGGGTGTCATGCTCACCTCCCTTCATCTCTTGTAGAGTTGAGTTGTCTAGTACTAGTATGTATACAGAATCAGATACGCGCCAGCCAGTCTCGTTGAGACGCGCATCTTGATTGTTGATATAAACATCTATGGGTGTTACCTCCCAAGGTTGTCTATCGTTGAACGGTATTGTGTGAATCATTGAGAACAATGCTTTTACCCTGTCAGGCAATGTGTCCTTGGTGTAGTAGCGATACTCACCCTTGCCTACACAAATGCAATACTCGTCACCTTCTATGAACATAGGAACGCGCAGACTATCAAACAGATAACTGTGCATCATGGGTACATAGTTTTCATTCATGGTGCTTGGGGATTAGTGCAAACAATTCTCTGTAATTGTTGTAGCCTTGAGCCACATCAATCTCATGATGGAAGTGGTCATTGCGTTGCATACTCAGTTCGTTGTCTTTATCAGGTCTACCTTTACCATCAAGGTATGTTCTGATAATCATTGCATCAGCCGCGACTGAAGTATCAGCAAGAGTTGAATAGCGTTTCACACCACCATGAATCGTTACTTCATCTTTGTCTAAATCGAATGAAGCCTCACCAATTAGATAATAAGTCTTGGTGTACTTTAGATTGTGGTTGTCACTCATAACACCTATGAAGGTTGCGCCCTTGGCGAACCTTTCTTTATGAGACTCTAATTGTTTTACAGCGTTTAACTTATTCACGTACTTGTTGTAACAGGCTTTGAGGGATTCGATATTACTATCAATTATGTCCTTGTCAATACCCAAAACTACCTTAGTTGCTATCAAAGCCAATGAATCATCTATCTCGAAATGGTCATGTCCATAGCGTTCTCCTATCGACCTGAAAGCGGAACGAATACCCGCCTTGTATGTATTAGACAATCCTTCCTCAGTTGGTATCTCACCATGCTTACGAATGTTCGCAATCAGGGTAGCAATCTTCTTAGAGTCCCTCGTATCTGCGGAACTATTCGCGCTACCTTTTTGTTTGGACACTAATGGATTAGAGTAGAAGTAAATCGTATCTCCATTGCCTGTGCGTGAAGACCATATGTAACCCGCATTGAGATGGTTCTCCGCAGTCACTAGATGAACTTCTAGTTTATTGTTTGCTATGTCCATCACCTTCAGATTAAAAGACGAACACACCTCTACTAGAAGTTTGTTTCTCTCTCTCATATCATTAGAGGATTCATCAGCAAGAATATTATGCACATCAGGATTGATGCAGATAGGTGATATAAAGTTTTGCATTTCGCTTTCTCCAGTTGGTTAATTTACAGACGAACTACAGGCACGCCATCGGACTTGATGATGTACCCCCACTTGCTCTTAGGAAGGACTGTTCCTGCCTTGAGTTCTTTCAGATTAAAAGCATTGAATGCTTTGATTATTGATGGTTTAAACACATCGCTCAACGCTTGTTTTAGATGAATATTGAATAACTCTACCTCTCGTTCAGGAGAATGGCTACTACCCCAATACCCACCGAGATGAGGTCGCGTTTCATGGAATGCTGAATAGATAACATGATGCACATTGTTAGCAAGCATGAAGAGAACTGCGGCATCTACCAGTCGGTGAGACTGAACTAGTCTTTCAAAGTTAGCCATTGCTGTTTCAGGATTCTTTCTATCAAAGGTTTTATCATTAACTAGGTCTTTGATTGTCTCCATGATGCCTTCCTTGCTCATTGCACCAGTCATCACAGGGGCAACTTTCAAGAACTCATCATACTTACCAAGTGCTTCTTGCGCTAGTTTGCGATTCACCCTCCGCTGAAACGTTGTGTAAGGAGTTACTGTCTCTCCCATTACTTTCTTAGCGCGGTCAAGATGAAGTCTCATGCCTTTGAAGATTGGGTGCATATGCCCCGCGTTGTTCCATGCAATCGTGCCACCTCTTGCACCGCACGACTGAAACCAGTAACCGAACGCTTCACTCATATAGGTCGAGTCACCTTGCCCAAGATGCTGACGAATCTCAAATGTATTGTCAGGATACACAGTAGCAAGATGTGCGTGGTCAACCCATTTAATCATTGACTCTTTGTCCCACCCCTCCTTGAAGTTGCCACTCTCTACAACATCTACTGTCTCACGGTTCTTGTAGTAGATAGAGAACGAACCATCCTTGTTAGCGCGGAAGTGTCTGCGTGAATACTCACGCCACCCCATCGGGTAAGCATTACTTAGCCCACCGCGATAAGGCTTGATGGTCTTGGTGCGCTCAACCATCTTGTCATAGGTGAGTCCACCCGCCCACACTTGACGTACATCATTGAAGATGTTGCCGAATCCGTAAGTCATATGATGCCTTCCCTTCTTGCTTGGTCTAATGCTGTGTCTGCTGTTTCAAATACTTTCTCGCGCATCTCTTTGTCATTCAACAACACAGAGATAAACTTGTGATGAGAGCGTGATTCCTCACGGTACTTCAATGAGAACGCAAGTCCTATAACAGATGTACAGAACAAGAACAATTCGAGATATGTATATTCAACCATTTAGTTCACCATTACTTTCTTCCCTGTTGGGGGAGTCCAATCTTTGTTACAAGTTACCAACCATAGAGTTGGCATCGATATGTCCCACTTGACATCGTGTTCCAAGTAGCCGTCTGTGAAGATGACCACACACTCTGCCTTGAGATTCTTTTTATTTATATGTTCACTAACACATGAAACCCTAGTTCCGCCACCACCCATCGGTTTCAATAGAGAACCTATCTCCTGATACTGTGCGGGTTCAAACACTTGCTCACCATGTACCTTGGTGTCCCACCACAGAACTCGAATCTTCTCAGGGCATACTGCTTCCGCACCCTTGACAATCTCTGCCGCGAATTCGTTTATCTGTTGCTGTGAGATAGAGCCTGATGTGTCGATGCCGTAGATGACCTCGCCGATAGTCTCTGTCTCCGCAGATGGGATGTACAAATCACTGGGCAGTAATCTTCTGTTGAACTTACGCCATGTGTATTCATCCTTACCGCGAGCGAACGATGAGACATACTCTGCGAACTCTTTCTTCCAATCAACATCACCTTCGAGCATCTCTGTGATGGCTCTTGGCAAGTCAATGCCTAAGCGACCAGCGAGGATTGCGCCTTCTCGTATTGCTCTATCTATACGCTCGTTGATATCCTTGGCTTGCTCTGCATCCATCTTGCCAAAGTCATGCTCATCGAATGAGTACTCATCACCCTCACCGTCGTTATCTTGCTGTTCACCACCCCCTGAACCTTTAGATGGTTCACCTTTCTTCTTAGGTTTGTATCCGCTACCACCACCCTTACACTCTTCCTTGAGTAAGCGATACACCTCACGCATATTCATGTTGTGAAAGCGTTCCTCGTAACACCCACCCGCAGGTAGTTTTACAAGGTTGGGGTCTTCCTTACTTATCTCCATGATGATGTCATTGACCACCATGTCAGCCGCGACATTGGCTAGTTTTGCATTCTCTACCCATAGGTCACGGTTAAGTATCCCCTGACGCAGACCGATGTGTAAGTTCTCATGCAAGACAAGACCCGCCACCTCTGCATCTTCCTTGCAGACACCTGTGAGGAATGCTCTGCCATAGACTTTGTTCACACCATCTGTGTATGCGGTAAGTCCTTCCTTATCGCTCACTTCAGATGTACCCATCATCATCACCCCGCCCCACCATACGGTGTGCTTAGACTTCATTAGCGCAATGTGCGCCTTCTTAACACGCTGTTCTTGAGTCAACATTTTGTTGTTCCTTTCTGTTTAAGATTTCCGCTTCCACTTCCTTACTTACATTTCCATACAAGTGATACTCATATGTAACCGAACTACTGTCACCTTTCTCAACGATTGGCAGTAAGTTACCTCCTGACAAAGTTGGATTTATATCTGCCACATTGAATGACAAATCCATAATCGCTCCCGCGAGGTTTTCTTTCCAATCAACATCGTCACCCGCCACGGTGACGGTGATATTTATAGTTACTGTGTGCATATTGTTTCCTTACATAATCATGTGGTTGTCGGTTGCCCACTTGCTAATCTCTGTGTTGTATCGGGCAATCTTTGGCTTGTTGCGGAATATCATGGTGAAGAAGATTGATTGAATCTCGCTCGACTTCATACGATTCACGAACTGCATATACTTGTTCAGGTCATCGTGAGATGCTAATGTGTCGACCGCCTCAAGAATCATCATGACTTGGGTTGCCACATCTTCAGGAACTTTTACAGTTGTTGGATTAGCAAGTACGTCGTTGAACTTAATCATGCTCTTCTCAACAGATATAAATGTCGCTATGGATTTCGCGGCACTCTCACCAACCGTACCCGCCAGAGCCACAGTCAATGCGTTCTCTGTGTACTTGTCTCGCTTATCCACGATGGGAGATGCTTTCGCCAATGAGCGAGGAGACACAAAGGACTTGGCAGTTGACGATGGTTTGAAGATGTATGGGTTATCGTTTTGGTCAGCATCTAAGTAAGACTTGAATGCCTTCGGTGTCATCGCAGCCCATGCTCTCAGTGGTCTAGAGATGTTGTTCTTGGTAGCCCACTGCAACCACTCGTCATGCGTAGGTTTCTGCATATTCACAATGGTGATGCGGTTTGCCACATGACCCGCGAACGAGTCACCCACACCATCAGTTGCGTTGTTACTTGTAATGAAGATGTGTGAGCCTTCGGGTAGCGGTTCATCGCCCACCGTCTTCTCAAGCATCAATCGGGTATAGATAATCTGCATGAGTTTGGGAGACTTGAACGCTTCGTCAAGCATGATGTACTTAGGCTTGCCACTTCCCATCTTGAAGAGAGATGCGACATAGTATTCAAGTGTCTTCGTTGCATGGTTGGGGATAGATGCCGCGACATCCATCATGTCTTTCACGGGGCAATCGACATAGATGTAGTCATACTTGTCAGTAGGGAAGTCATCGCCCACCTTACGCCATTGGTCACCGTTGTCTTCAGCAAGCATCGCTAGAAGTGATGACTTGCCGACCCCAGGTTCAGAGATGACTGCAATAGTATTTGTATCGCCAATCTCTCGGATGAGGTCTTTGACCTCGTTGATAGATGCTGTCAAGGAAAAGTTGATTTTGCTCATATACGCTTTCAGGGGTTAGTGAATGATTAGTTAAGGGTTAGGGGTTTGAACTTGTTCAGCATATCGTCTACACCGTGTTTAACAGTTGAACGAACATACGAACTCTCGCGTAAGTCTTCGAGTGTGACACCCGACAGCGCTTCCTCCAGTTGCGCTCTAGCAGACTCAAGATGTTGATTATTTGTCAAGTTAAAGTGTTTCAATGTCTCGCAAATGTCCCGCGCTTGGCTGATGGTTGTCTCGTATACCTTCTTGCGCTTGACCTTGCCGTCTTCGTCAGCAGTGACCTCTGTACAAGCATTGCTGATGCGGGAAGCGATTTCCACCAGTCGCTCAGATGCATCTTCCATCGAACGATTCACAATCTCTTCAATTTGGTTGTTGTAATGTTGTTCCAAGTCATCTGCGATAGCCGTAGCAATGCCACCCGAACGGAAGTCGTTCTCAGGTACTTTGGTTACGAATAGTTTCAAGCGAAAGCGACGACGGATATCTTCGACTTCAGGGTACTCTGAACGATTAAACATATCGCCTTGCTTGAACGCGGAGTCACTCACGATGGTAGGGTACTTGTCTATGAAGTTGTCCAATAACTTGTTGAACTCAACCTCATGCGCTGACCACTCCTTCATGAATTTCTCGATGCTGAATGTTGGTAGCAATCTAACCGAACCCGCCCAGTCGTAGGTGCAACGCTGAAGCCAGTTATAGACGGTCTGCCGATAGTTGAGCAATGCTTTGTGGTCAGGCGAGTTAGACAATAAGTTCTTGGTGAACTTGCCTGCCTCAGTAGATGCGTTCTTAGAAGAAGTCACCTCGTTGCTGATTTGTTTGTCTTGCTTGGTCGCAGTCCACACATTGACCTCCACTGTTACAAGTTGCGCAGAACTTGCGAGTGATATGAGGTGATTAGGTTTTTGGATTTCAAAGTTCATTTCAGTATCCTGTGAATGGTTGATTAGCGGAAGAGTCCGCCCTTGTTGTTAATTCCCTTGAGGTCATCAAGGTTCGTAATGAGCATATAGTTGCTCTTGTGCATGGGCGCAATGGTGCGCACACGCGACCGCGCATCTTCCTCACCGCATAGCAGACAGATGGGGTAACCCGCCTTGGCACGCTTTGCTGAGAAGATGTCACCACACCGTGAACAGATAGGTCTGAGTTTAGACATAACTATTACAGAGTATGGAAGTTGATATCCATCTCACGAATGCGATAGACATGATGCTCGTCGAGTTCATCATCTGCCTGTTGACAGAGACGCATCTCATACTCGGCTGTGTCCTTGCTTGCGTAGGCTTCGATAGACTTGCCATCGACTACGAGCAGATACACCTTGGGAGTGATGTTTATTACAGACAGCCCCTCAATGGCGGACTGATACGCTGACTTCATTTTCATACGCTTTCCTTTGGTTGATTTCATTACCCTGTGAAACGCTAGATAGCATCTCACCCCACTAGAGTCTGTTGAACAGTTCCAATCCCGACTCAGAATACATTGTATCATAACTTTACATTTAAGTCAACTACATATGTAACTTTTTTACATGAGGGGTTACCCCTAGTCCCCATGCTTTGAGATTGGCTCGAACTTCTCGGCAGTCCATGCATGGTCTACGCTCTCAGTCACGATGTAGCCTTGGCTCTTGGCTAACTCCTCAAGTGCGGGCAGACACACCATGTATGTTGCTTCTTCGTCAAACTGTGCCACCGCGTGCGCACCCGCCTTCGCTTCGAAATAGACTGTAACTTTCATTTCATACCTCTCTGAAGTTTTAATATCCGCACCCAGTCGATGCGGGACAAGAACCACCTGAACAATGGGACAGAACAGTCTTGGCATAAGACGTTCGGGTTGTCTCCCTTAGATTGCATTTCACAGCCCCCTGACATCATTGTTAATGCAGTACTCCATGAACTCAGAGAAGTCTGAGAACTTGTTCTTGCGTGTCTCGTCGTGGAAGTCGGACTCTTGCAAGACTGGCAGTTTCAATGCCTTGCCCATCATGTCCAAGACATTCTGCACATCTTCTAATGATTCGCTACCCACAGACACATCGCTATGCCCTTCGGGTTTCCTGTTCTCGTCGTAGTACACCTCGCGTACACAGTACCAATCCTCACCGCCATTCTCAGACCTGAGATTCACAATTCGATAGTTCCAAAACATATTGATTCCTTTGAAGTTGAATAGCGTTTCACGGTGTCATGAAACGCTACTTGCTGTATTGATTGTTTAGATTAAAGTGTGTTGTAGCCAGTGCAGAACTCGAACAGTTCCACCTCGCTAGTTGGCTCGACGATAGTCAGTCCCTCGAACTCGTCGTCAATGTCGTTGAACTCGTCATAGCCGTAATCTCTTGCTAAGAACTCCAAGTTCTGATTGTGATAGTCATCTGTGCGAAAGTCTGTGCGCAGATAATGGTCGACACCCTGATGCGTATTGCATACTGCCTTCGGGGTTGTAACGCGCAATGCTTTGCGCATTGGGCGGGGCAGATATTGATATGGTCGGTCAAGTACTTTTGGTTGTCGTACTATGACCCGTGTTGTGTTGATGTTATAGACGAAAGATGTTTTCATTACGCTCTCCATTGATTGAAATTTCATGACCCCGTGAAATGTTATTTAGCGGGTGAGTCAGGCTACCTCCCGACTCAATTCAGATTTTACCACAGTTACTTGTTTAATACAAGTCTTTATACAACTTTTTTATATCGCTCTGGCGGGTGTGATTTGGTTATTTGTAAAGTGGTGTTGGAACTTTGGAACTGGGTTGGAATCACAAAAAACTAGGTTAGTTATAGTAATAGTACTAGTAGTAGTAGTAGTAGTTATAGATATAGATATATAAAGTATTATATATATTTGTTGTAGTACTACATGATTCCAAAGTTCCAAAATTCCAGCAGTTTTGCGTTATGGCTGGCAGTTACCTATCTGCTTAATTTGTGGGCAATGTATGGTTTGTTTAGCACAATGCTTACACTCGCAGGCGATGATGAACGAACGAGATGATGCTCCAAAGTCCGTTGTCCTCAAAAAAAACTGGAATTTTGGAATAAATCGCGTAAGTCCTTGATTCATAAGGCTTTTTCCGATTCCAGCGTTGGAATTTCGTTGGAACAAAGTTGGAATCTTGTTCCAATAAACTGCTCGGTTCCAAAATTCCAGTACGATTCCAAGCGGGTTGGAACTGGGTTGGAACTTTGGAACAAATTTCATGACCCCGTGAAACGCTATTTAAGACGCTTGCCCACGCACGCGCAGGGACATATAACTGGCTTCAGCCCAAACAAAAAAAACCCGACTAACCTTTCGGCTAGTCGGGTTGGGCTAATCAAGTATTACTTGATTGCTTTCAGGAAGGCATCAATTGCCACCCTTGTCTTAACTTCGTCGGCTGTTGCGTCACCCCTAGCCTTCGCGTTCTTACATCTAGTTTTAATTGTATCCATAACTTTCCCAACATAAGTTGCGAAGTCATCAGTAGTTCCTCTCTCCCTTGTCTCAGGGTTAAGGTCGCGTATAGCCTTGAGCAAAGCCTTCATTTTATTGAATGCATACTTGTTGAATGGTGTTCTTACACCACCAATCACACCATGCTTAACAGGCTCGGCTTGGCGTAGTTGCCCAAATTGTTGTTGCGAGAACGACAAGGCATAGGCAAGGGTTACTTCATTGCCACCCTTGGCATCAGGAATCCATTCGCTGTTATAGCGTTTGGCTGGGTTTAGTTCTTGCCAACGGAGAGCCCAACCCTCGGTTAACTGAGCCTTAACCTCGGCTGGAACATCTTCCAAGATGTTGGGGCATTGGTCGAAAACATA